TGATTTAGAGTTTTTCTATTATGGAAATCCATTAGATAAGTCTAGGGTATTGCTTACAAAAGGAAAACGTGCACCTTCATTCGTTAGACCGCAGCTAAGAGGTTGGGGTATGAGTGAAGTAGAACGTATAGTTCGTTCAATTAATCAATACCTAAAGAACAACAACGTAATCTTTGAGTTAATAGATGAAGCTAAAGTAGATGTCTTTGGGATCAAAGGATTTAATACGGCCTTAATGACGAAGGGGGGGACTGACAAAGTAAAGGAACAGATAGAGCTCACTAATTCTACAAAAAATTACCAGAACGCTATTGTTAAAGATAAAGAAGATGATTACGAGCAGAAACAGATAAATTTTGGTGGTTTGTCAGAGATACTTCAACAAATAAGAATTGGAATAGCAAATGATCTCAGGATGCCATTAACTAAAATATTCGGGCAATCTGCTTCTGGGTTTAATAGTGGTGAAGACGATATAGAGAACTACAACGCTATGATTGAGAGTGAGATTAGGGGTAAATTAGATAACCTAATTATCCAGATGCTTAAAATAATATGTCAGAAAATCTTCGGTTTCGTACCAGATGATTTGCGTATTCAATACAAACCTTTGAGAATGCTTTCCGCTGTAGAAGAAGAGCAGGTGAATACATCTAAGATGAACAACGTTATAGCTCTTTATGATAGAGGGCTTATTACTTCAGAAGAGGTGAAGGAAGAGGTTAATCAACAGAACCTTCTATCTATTGACTTAGATGAGGAGGGAGGAGAGGACTTCCCTACACCACCACCGTCGAAGCCTAAACTCGATTTAGAAACAGGAGGGACGGCAACCAACTCAAAGAAACCAAACTTATTAACCAAACTACTAAATAAAAATGCCAGGACTTAGACCAGAATACCAAGAAAATATATTACCTAACCATCTTTACGAAATTAGATTAAGCAGTCCATCTGGATTGGGCGAAGCATTGAAGCCGTTAATAAGTGTAACAGGGGACGCGCCTCTATTCACTCTTTATGGTTCTCAAGATAACCCTGGGCTGCCAACATTAGGCAATATAGCTACAAAGATGTTTTTGATAAAAGATGATGTTACGAATGAAGTATTTGAAGCATTACCAAATTATATCGCTGCTGTATTAAAATCTGGAACGGTTGATAGCGCAGTTGTATCTTGTATTTCTCTTGAAACAGATCTAGGAGAAATCGTATAATTCATTGTAATGAAAGAAAAGCAGCTTCAACCAATTATACTATCTCCTAAATTCGATGAGGAAGTAGAGAAGGAAATATTGCTTTTCTTATCTGAAACGTTATTTGCACCCATCATCAAACAGATGGAAGAGACTCGGAAGACGTACTTCAATGCTAAATCAAGTATTGAAGATGCTTTGAAGCAAGGTAGAATCCAATATTCGCACGGAGTTTTTAAAGGGAATTTTAACGCTGAGATTACCAAAGAGTTCAGAAAACTAGGGATGAAGTTTGATTCTAGAATGAAGGGATATAGAAAAGAGCTTACAAAGCTTCCTATACCAATGCAGGTGGTTATAGCCCAAACAGAGTCTAATTATCAGAAGATGGCGCAGGGGATGGTTGATGCTATTGAGACAATTGACGTTAACAAGGAGTTAGAAAGACTTACTTTTGAAGGTATCTTCAACGATACCGTTGATCAGATTGATAAAGAGTTTAATAAAACCGTCGCTAGAAAGATAGGGATTGCCGTTGATATCACGAGCAACCAGAGAGAGGTAATTACAAAAGGGTTCTCAGAGAATCTAAAGCTATTTATAAAAGAGTTCTCAGATAAAGAGGTTTTAATCCTAAGGGAACAGGTCGAGAAAGCTGTGTTTTCTGGTATTAGAGCAGAATCTTTGCAAAAAGTTATACAAGATAGATTCGGTGTAAGTAAACACAAAGCCAAGTTTTTAGCTAAGCAGGAGTTGAGCCTATTAACATCTAAGTACAAAGAAGCTAAATACACAGAAGCAGGAATATCAAAATATAAATGGTCTACTTCTAAAGATGTTAGAGTTCGTCAGGATCATAAAGACTTAAACGGGAAGGTATTTTCTTTCGATGATCCACCGATTGAGAATAGGGACACGGGCGCGCGCGCGAACCCTGGAGAGCCATTTGGCTGTAGGTGTGTAGCAATACCAATTATTGAAGTTTAAGCACAGCAATATTAGCAGATCATAAAAATCTACTTGAATCTTTCTATACAACATGCTATGAGACGTAATACTGGCTCATATTAATGAGGGGCATAGTATTAGATAAAAACACTATGTCAAGTAAAAAGTGAACAAAAGTTACATTTAATTAAAAATGATACAAAACGCTATAGACAACCCAAAGTTAAGAGCTGAAACTTTCAAGATGAGATTCTTGGAAGCTGGAGTCGTTGAGTATGAGAACGAAAGGGTTTTGATCAAATCTGAGAATCTAATGAAGATAGCTCAGAAGTTTAATGGAGCTAAGATAATTATAGATCACAAAGACGTTGATGAAACTAATGCTGGTGAGGAAATTATCGGTTATGCAAGTAATATTAGATCAGAAGGTGACGGTTGGGCTTGGTGTGATTTTACAGTAAACAGCCAAGAAGCAATAGACTTAATCAACAATGGATTTAAGCCAAGTTGCGCTTATTTGCCAATGGCGACGGGATCAGGAGGAACCAGAAATAACGTTCCTTATGATAGAGAGATAATAGATATAGAGGAGGACGACACCGTCACCCATATAGCTATTGTTGAAACCCCTCGATATGAGGAGGCAATCATTCTTAAAAACTCAATTAACAAAACTAACCCAATTAAAAATAATATTATGAACATCTTTAAAGTAAAAAAAGCAGTGAAAGAAAACGCTGCAAAAGAACATGAATTAGATTCTCTAGCGAATTCTGTATTTGAAATGGAAGATGGGGAGCAAATACCTTTATCTAGCATGATGGATGCATATAAGAATGCTAAGGAAGAAGAGAAAGAAAACGAATGCGAAGATAAGAAAGTGAAGATCAATGCTGATGATGAGTTTGAAGTTGACGGCGAAATGATCAAGGTTTCTGAAATGGTTAAATCTTACAAAGCTTCTAAGAAAAACGCCGAAGAAGAAGAAGAAAAAAAGAATGCTGAAGACGAGGCGGAAAAAGAAAAGAAAAACGCTGAAGAAGAAGCTGAAAAAGAAAAAAAAGAAAAAGAAGAAGCTAAGAAAAACTCTGTTGATGCTGAAAAAATATCTAAAGCAAAAGCAAAGTTTGAAAACGGTGTTGCTAGCGATACTACGTCTTCTTCTTACACTTCTGATTCTGAAAGATTCTCATTAGGTGAAAGTGCCTACGGTGAGCCTCTTAAAGCATCACAATAATTATTAACTCATTAAAATAGAACAATGACTCAAAACTTAAACCAATTTAAACCAACCTCCGAAAAAGGAATGCTTGATCTAGCGATCAACTGGAATCAATTCGATTGCAAAATTGACCCAGCTAGTGTTGCTGACTTCACTAATGCGAATGGATTTGCTGTAAAAATCGTAGATGTAGCTGGAAAATCAATCATGGTTGACTTAGCAACTGCTGCTGCTGACGATATCTTCGGTTTCGTTCCTTACGAAGTTAAGACTAACTCTTACGTTGCTGGTGACTTTATCAGAGTAGCTTCATTATCTGGTGTTATGAAAATGGAAGCTTCAGCTGCTATAGCAAGAGGAGCTGATTTAGAAATTCTTCCAACTGGGAATAAAGTTCTCACTAACGCAGGAGGAACTTCAATCGGACGCGCTTTAGATAAAGCTGCTGCTGATGGAGACTTGATTAGAGTCTTAATTAAAACTCAATAACATTAACCATTATAAATTAATAAAATTATGGAACAGAAACAACTAAACACACTAAAAGCAATTCATGACGGTAAGCAATTACCAGAAGGCATGCTTGTTAACTCAGTTATCAACACTAAAGCCGGATTAAAAGGAAAGGGAAACGTTCTCTGCAACGCTGCTCCTGCTGGTTATGAAGCTCAAATCTCTACTCTTACTGATATTAAGAGAGAAGTAATTGAACAAGTATTCTACACAGTTGGTGAAAACCAAGGTGGATTGACTGCATTTGTCCCAATTAAAACTGGAGAAGGCGCGTTCAGTAATGAATCACTTTACTACACTAACTTCAAACTAGATGGGAA